TGCTGAATCAATGCTAAATAAAATAGGGTCAATACCAAAGCATTTAGCTATCATTTGTTCGTCAAACTCAATAGATTTCAACACCTCTAAATCAGCAGGGCTTAAGCCTATTTGTTGGTAGTTTACAAGTCCATTAGTAGCTACTATTCTATGTGCATTATTCGCACCAGTCATTTTAGATTGTATCTTATCATTCAGTTGGTCTATCTGTTCGGGTGCTAATGGCATATTTGCATCTGCTCCTGATAACAAACCCGAAACACCACCATTTAAAAACGCTTTAATCTTTGCATTTGTCCCCTCGTTTGAACTTTGTATAGTGTTTAATGCTGCTTGTAATGGGCTTTGCCCGTATAACTGGCTACCTGAAATATCCCAATTAGGATTGAAGTATTTTATGTGTATAATCTCATAAGGTGTAAACTCAACCTCTTGACTTCCTATGATAAGTTTATATCCTGCAACGGGTTCAAATTGACCTCCACCGATAATCTGTACATATTGAGAGGGTAATGTATAACATCTCGCTGTTTGCCCTTTATTTGCTCCAGTTTGGAACGTAATACGATATAGGTATAAATCCCCAGTAGATGGTAGCCAACTTGCACATTCTTCAATAAATTGTTGCTGCCTTACCATTTCATTGGGCTTCCTTAAGAACTGATTAGCTACGTGGTCGGGGCTTAACTCAATCCTTTTGCCATTCTTAAATTCATAAGCGTAAAACCTTGCGTTTGCTACCTTACCCGAAATTAGCTTAATGGCTGAATAAACAGAGATGTTTTTCTGATATCCCTCTTTAATGTAGGTTTCTTTATTTTGTGTTAGCGTGTAAAAATTCCCGTTGAAAAAGGAATATACAGATTTGTATAATTGATTTGAAACACTATCGCTGTTACTAAACGCTTGGAATGCTGCTTTAGTTCTTTGTATGATACCCATATTGGAAACAATTTAAGCAAAAATACTAAAATTATTAGCAATAAACAACATAAAAAAGCCCTACATTTCTGTAAGGCTATTAGTTAAATTTCTGATGCTCTGAAATAACCAAAGCTAAACTCCCCATATTTATCTATATTCTCTAGCCAATCTTTTGGAACATTAGCCTCAAAATGTGCTTTAGTTATTGCTTCTCCGTCGTGGAAATAATTAAATTTTTTCATAGTGATTATCTTAAAGATGAAGGTAAATTTTTTATTGCGTTTTCTCTATTTAACTCTGACATGTAACCAGAAACATTAGAAGCTACTGTGTTATTAACAAGTTCTCTTTGTAACCATTTTTTATCGTTACCGCTTTTTTTAGCTTGTTTAGCTTCTTTCTTTGCATACATTTCGCATAAAGCCTCAAATGTCATTGTACAACCTACTGATATTGCTTTGTTAGCTTTTTCTTCGATGTGTGATGGATAAGTTTTCATAATTTGTCTTGTTTTGTTAAACAAATATACATCGGGTTTTAACACTATGCAAATTTATTTACAATTCAGAATCATTCTAAATAAGCACTACCTTACTGCAAACTCAAACGACCTTAATTCAAAGTACATTCTCATCATAAGCATATCGGAAATATCAGGACTCCTACCTAATTTTTCTTTTACCTTGTCTTTAGGCATTACGGCTAACTTATTATCCTTGTCTGCATTGTGCCTCCAAACATATTCAAGTTCTTCGTTGAGTGATTTACGCACGTTTACATCTTCGCACCTAATAAATATTTCTCGCTTGTTTATCTTTTCAGCTAACATATAGTAACATTCAGATTTTAGGTTTACATAGTTACCTTTTATTGCTCGCGAGTTGTTTACAAAGCCCTTGCAGTTTAATGTATCTTTCACACCACCTCCTACACCGTCTTCATCCACTACTACTCTACTCATTGGTATCCCTTTTACACTTGCTAAACCTCTTATTAAATCCGATATCTCTTTTACGTTTTCCTTGCTCTTAATAATTATCTGCTCGCACCTGTACCCATTCCATAGCCCTATTACGCTTCTATCTGCTCCGTAACGTGCTATATCTGCCGTTATGTGTAAGTTACCACCTATTACTCCCTCGTTTGTATAAAGGTCTGAAATTGCATCATATTCGATTAATGCTAAATCATTGTTATTATATTCCCAGTTACCAAATAATAAACGCTCTTTGCTTATCCTGTCTAAACTCTGTAAATTCTCAATGTAGTATTGAGAGATAAAGGGGTTATCGGTAACAAGTGCTTGTATAAATGCTTTATCTCCGCTTAAATTCCCCTCTTTGCAAGGCTTGTAAAATGTTTGATAAATAAAACCTTTGTCGGGGTTACAAGTGCCTAACATCTTTGGAATAAGACCGTGTTCATCTAATTTATACCTTATTCTCGACCTTACAATATTCCACGCCTTTTCGCTTATCTGATTACACTCATCTACAAATGCTCCAGTAATTTCTAACGAACCTAACTCGTCAAAATTTGGGTCGCTTGGGTATTGCTCTAAATCCTTTAGTAAGATTACCGATTTATTAAAAAAGGTTATGATATTACTTTGTGCGTTGTATGAGTAATGCTCCCCTGCTTTTATCCCTTGATGCTTACAAACATCAAAGAACGAGTTTAAAGTAGTATCTTTTAGGGTTTTTAATACTGCACGACCTATAAGCCACCTTGTGCCTGAATACCTTAAGCAGTTTTTAAGTACCCAATAACACCCCAAAAAGGACTTTGCAGAACCAGCACCCCCTCCAAAAACTATTTGCCTCGTTACTTTATCTTCAAGTAATTCAAGGGCTATTGTCTGCTTTTTAGTTAATTTCACTTGTTTTTGCGTTACGCTTTAGAATATTTTACTACTCTTTAGGTGTATCGTAGGTCTTTTCTTCTATCCATTTAATAGATAGTTCCCCTTTTGCATCTAAATTTACATCCTGCCTTGCCAGTTTTGGCTTAACGTATTCAAGTAATGCCAAATAAGCATCAATGTATTTACTAGGGCTTTTCTCTGCTAATGTTTCCATAGCCTCATTAAAACGACCTATACCACCCTCTATTATATCTTCACAAAAAGTTTCCAGTATTAAAGTCTTTTCTGACTTAATCCCTTTAGGTTTCCCTTTAATGTTTCCGCTTTGTCCTTTTTTAAAAGCCATTGATATTCATTGTTTTTATCAAGCAAAGGTACATAATTACTTTTATTTACGCAATAAGCCTATTTTAACGATTTGATATAATTTATAAATCCGAGATACTCTTTCAAATATTGCTGACTATTTTTGTGCGTTTCTTTTACTTGTCTTTCAAATTGCTCTAAATTACCTACAAAACATCCGCACCAAATAATATCATCATCGAAGCAGTAAGTAGTTATTCTTTTTACCGAACCAACGCAACCAATTTGAATGTAGCGTTTATCTAAATTAGCAGAGCTTAAATTCGAATAGCTTAAATCCGCAGAGTTTAAATTAGCATAGCGTAAATCCGCAGAGCGTAAATTCGCAGAGCTTAAATTCGAATAGCTTAAATTCGAATAGCTTAAATCCGAATAGCTTAAATCCGCATAGCGTAAATTCGCAGAGCGTAAATTCGAATAGCTTAAATTAGCAGAGCTTAAATTCGCATAGCGTAAATCCGCAGAGTTTAAATTAGCAGAACTTAAATTCGCAGAGCTTAAATCCGCAGTGCGTAAATTCGCAGAGCTTTTTATTGCTTGCTCTAATGTCTTTCTAATATTATTATCCTCGCTGTCATGCACGAAAAGCACTTTGCCAAAAATTGATTTGATTTCTATTTCCATTTTTATTTCTCCTTATTGGTTAGGTAATATTGGTAATGGCATCCAATGTGTAACTCTAATTATTTCATCAGTCCATTCATTTTCCCATTTTTTATCTTCAATCATTTGGGCTATTCTATAATTAGAATCTGCCAAAACAATTACAAACTGATACATTTCAGGCAGCCTATCTTCCACACTTATCCACTTCGCTTCCGAGTTGCTGGCGAAGTCGTGCATCCAAATAGCACCCGCTATAAAGCTATGAAAGTCGCTTTCTAACTCTATTTCTTCG